TGTCACAGGTAAGGGAGCTGATCTACTCATCATTGATGACCCGCATTCGGAACAGGAAGCAGCGTTAGCATCATCAGATCCATCAGTATTTGATAAGGTGTACGAGTGGTATACTTCAGGTCCACGCCAGCGTTTACAACCTGGAGGTAGTATTGTAGTTGTTATGACCCGTTGGTCTAAGCGTGACTTGACAGGAAAGATCCTTCAAGCAATGACTGATCGTGATGGAGATGAGTGGGAGATTATTGAATTACCTGCTATACTTCCTAGTGAGAAACCTTTATGGCCAGAGTTCTGGTCTTATGATGAATTAAGCAAATTAAGAATTGAGTTGCCATTAAGTAAATGGTCAGCTCAGTATCAACAAAATCCTACCTCTGAAGAGGGTGCTTTAATTAAGCGTGAATGGTGGATGGAATGGGAGCCAGAAAATCCACCTTACTGTCAGTTTGTTATCCAATCTTGGGATACGGCTTTTACAAAGAATGAACGTTCCGACTATTCAGCGTGTACAACTTGGGGTGTGTTTTATAAGGATGAAAACGAAAATGATCCTCATATTATTCTTCTTGATGCTCTTAAAGAGCGGATGGAATTTCCAGAACTTAAGGCAAGAGCGTTTGAATACTATCAAGAGTGGCAACCTGATGCCTTTATTGTAGAAGCAAAAGCCTCTGGAGCCCCATTAATCTTTGAATTAAGACGTATGGGAATACCTGTTCAAGAGTTTACACCGACACGAGGAAACGATAAAATAAGCAGATTGAACTCAGTATCAGATTTATTTGCATCTGGCAAGGTGTGGGCACCAAGAAAGCGTTGGGCCGAAGAAGTCATAGAAGAGATGGCAGCTTTTCCAAATTCAGACCACGATGACTTAGTGGACTCTTCAACCCAAGCTCTTATCCGTTTTCGTAAAGGGGGATTCATCAACCTTCCTACAGACGAACCTGATGAACCAAGAGAATTTAGACGCAAAGTAGCATATTACTAAGGAAAAATTATGGCAATCGACAAAGCACTATATGAAGCACCACAAGGTCTAGCAGCAATTGAGCAAGCTCCATCAGTAGAAATTGAAATTGAAGATCCAGAATCTGTACATATCAACATGGGCGGATTAGAAATTGATCTTGAAAAAGCAGAAGACAATGAAGAGTTTAATAAAAACTTAGCTGAAGAATTAAGTGCTGGTGATTTAGCTATGCTAGCGGGTGATTTAATTGGTGAATTTGATTCTGACGTTTCCGCAAGAAAAGACTGGATTCAAACTTATGTCGATGGGTTAGAATTACTTGGTCTTAAGATTGAAGAACGTTCAGAACCATGGGATGGTGCATGTGGTGTTTATCATCCAATCCTAGCTGAAGCTGTTACTAAATTCCAATCAGAAACAATCATGGATACTTTCCCAGCAGCTGGTCCTGTTAAGGGCGAGATTATTGGCAAAGAAACACAAGATAAAAAAGATGCCATGACACGTGTTGTGGATGACATGAATTATGAATTAACTGAACGCATGACTGAATATCGTTCTGAACATGAACGTATGTTATGGGGAACCGCATTATCTGGTAACGGATTTAAAAAGGTTTATGTAGATCCAGGTCTTGATCGTCAAGTATCTATCTATGTACCCTCAGAAGATTTAGTTGTACCTTATGGTGCATCTAATCTTGAAACTGCAGAGCGTGTATCTCATGTGATGCGTAAAACAGAAAATGAATTACTAAGACTACAACTTGATGGATTTTATTTAGATACCGATCTTGGTGCTCCACAAAATACATTAGATGAAGTTGAGAAAAAGATTGCAGAGAAGTTAGGCTTCCGTGCAACAACTGATTCAAGATATAAACTAATTGAAATGCAAGTTGACTTAGATCTTCCAGGCTTTGAACATGAAGATGAAAAAGGTAACAAGACAGGTTTAAAACTTCCTTACATCGTAACCATTGAATATGGCAGCATGCAAGTTCTTGCCATTAGACGTAACTGGGAACCCGATGATGAAACTTTCCAAAAACGTCAGCACTTTGTTCATTACGCATACATTCCAGGTTTTGGATTCTATGCTTTTGGTTTGATTCACTTGATCGGAGGTTTTGCTAAATCTGGTACATCCATATTACGTCAATTAGTAGACGCTGGATCACTAGCTAACCTTCCAGGTGGATTCAAAACTCGTGGTTTAAGAGTTAAAGGCGATGATACACCGATTGCTCCAGGTGAATTTAGAGATGTAGATGTACCTTCTGGCACGATGAAAGACAACATCATGCCATTACCATACAAAGAACCATCACAAACACTCATTCAACTACTCAATCAGATCATTGATGAAGGTAGAAGATTTGCTGCAGCAGGTGATTTGAAGGTTGCAGACATGAGTGCTAACTCTCCAGTAGGCACAACACTTGCAATCTTAGAAAGAACACTCAAAGTGATGTCAGCTATTCAAGCTCGTATGCACTTTTCGATGAAAAATGAGTTCAAATTACTCAAAAAGATCATTGCAAGCTACGCACCAGCTGATTATTCATATGAACCAGTGATAGGTAGCCGTAAAGCTCGTAGAAAAGACTACGAAATGATCAATATCATCCCTGTTTCTGACCCAAATGCAGCAACAATGAGTCAAAAAGTGGTGCAATACCAAGCAGTTTTACAATTATCACAAACAGCTCCTCAGCTTTACAACTTACCATACCTACATCGCCAGATGTTAGAGGTATTAGGCATTAGAAATGCTGAAAAGTTAGTGCCTTTACCTGAAGATGAGAAGCCATTAGACCCTGTAACAGAAAATATGAACGCTTTAAAGAACAAACCTCTAAAAGCATTCATGTATCAAGACCATCAAGCTCATATTGCAATCCATTTAGCTATGTTAAATGATCCAAAGATTAGAGAAACGATTGGCCAGAACCCACAAGCTCCATTAATTGCACAAGCATTACAAGCTCATATCACAGAACATATTGGTATGGAGTATAAACGTCAAATGGAACAACAAATGGGTATTAACATTCCATACAACGATCTTGACGCTAATGATGAATCAACTAAATTATCACCAGATCAAGAAATGCAGATTGCTCGTATGGCAGTTCCAGCAGCACAAAACTTACTCAATCAAAATCAAACTGAAGTTGCAGCACGCAATGCTCAACAAGCAGCTCAAGATCCAATTGTTCAAATGCAAATGAAAGAACTTCAATTAAAAGCTCAAGAAGTTGATATTAAAATGAAGAAAATGCAAATTGAAGCAGCGGCTAAAGCTGATCAGTTAGAAGTTGAACGTGCAAGAATATCAGCACAAAAAGAAATTGCAGGTATGCAAGCTACTGTCAAAGCACAATCTGATAAAGCATCTATTGCCTCTAAAGAAAAGATAGAAGGTTTTAGATTAGGCTCTGATGTAGGTAAAGCAAAAGCCCAAATGGCTATGCAAGAAAAGAAAAAACAACAACCTTCAAACAAGGAAACTAAATGAATGAATACGAAGTTATATTAAGAGAAATAGATATACAAGTAAGAAATTTAGAAGAACATTTAGGTACTGGTGTAGCCAAAGACTACTCTGAATACCAAAATATATGCGGAAAGATATCAGGTCTACTTTCTACACGAAGATACATTCAAGACCTAAATAAACAAATGGAGAACTCAGATGAGTGAAATACTAATCGGCTCAAATCCCGATGATGTAAACCAAGCAACAACTCTTCCCCAAACGGATGAGGAAAAAGCAAAGCAGTTACCAGAAGTATCAGGATATCGTATCTTATGTGCGATTCCAGAAGCAGATGACAAGTTTGACAGTGGATTAATTAAATCCTCTGAGACAATGAGAAATGAAGAAGTTTTATCTACAGTATTCTTTGTAGTTAAAATGGGTCCAGATTGCTACAAGGATGAAAAAAGATTTCCTACAGGTCCTTGGTGTAAAGTTGGTGACTTCATATTAGCCCGCCCTAATTCAGGCACACGCTTGAAAATTCACAATAGGGAATTCCGAATAATTAATGATGATAGTGTCGAAGGTATCGTAGAAGATCCTCGTGGCATTAGTCGTATTTAAGGAGAATTAACATGGCTGATGATGATTTTAAATTTCCAGATGAAATCGAAAATGAAGCACCCGCTCCAGAAGTAGAAGCATCTGAAGAAGATAAGATTGAAATTGAAATAGTGGATGATCGTCCTGAAGAAGATCAAAAGAACTCTCAACCACTACCAGAATCAATTGTAAAAGAGATAGATGAAGATGACTTAGAGAAATATAACTCTGAGGCTAAACAACGTCTTTTACAAATGAAAAAACTCATCAATGATGAGCGTAGAGCAAAAGAACAAGCATTACGTGAGCAACAAGAAGCTATCCGTGTTGCACAATCATTAGTTGAAGAAACTAAAAAACTTAAAGGCCGTCTAACAGAAGGTGAAAAAGTATATGTTTCTAACGCTAAAGAAGGTGCAGAACGACAATTAGAACTTGCTAGAATCTCTTACAAAGAAGCATATGATTCTGGTGACTCTGATCGTGTTGTAGAAGCTCAAGAAAAGCTTACAGAAGCTAAGTTCAAAATGCATCAAGTTGAGTCTTATAGACCACAATATGATGAAAGTGCTTTACAAACCGAAGAAAATGAGGTAAAAATACCAGAACAGTCACAACAACCGCAACGCTTGGACTCAAAAACTCAAGCATGGCTAGATAAAAATAGCTGGTACGGTAGTGATGACGATATGAGTTTCCTCGCTATGGGCATCCATAGAAGACTAGAACGTGATGGAGTCACAACTGGCTCTGATCAATACTGGTCAGCTATTGATACCGAGATGAGAAAAAGATTCCCAGAGAAGTTCGCTGGCGAAAATACCGCAGAGACCAAAGACTCTGTTAAAAAACCTTCAACGGTCGTAGCCCCTGCGACTAGATCTACATCCCCAAAAAAGATTAGACTAACGCAAACACAATTAGCTTTGGCTAAAAAGTTCAAACTTTCTCCAGAGCAATATGCTATGGAATTAACTAAATTGGAGTCCCAAAATGGCTGAAAATAGAATTCCCCGTGAAATAGATACCCGTCAACAGGATGAGCGCCCTAAACAGTGGCAAGCTCCTGAATTGTTACCAGAACCAGATAAACAAGCTGGCTTTGCGTACAGATGGATTAGAGTTTCAATGCTGAACTCAGCAGACCCACGCAATCTCAGTTCTAAACTTAGAGAAGGCTGGGAACCTGTAAGAGCAGAAGAGCAACCTAAATTTCAACTGTTAGTTGATCCCGATAGTCGTTATAAAGACAACATCGAGATTGGCGGATTATTACTTTGTAAGACACCTATTGAATTAGTCGAGCAAAGAACAGAGTACTATGAGAAGCAAACGCAATCTCAAACAGACGCTGTAGACAATAATCTTATGCGTCAAAATGACCCTAGAATGCCTCTATTTAATGAGAGAAAATCTAGCACTAGTTTTGGCAAAGGTTAATTTATTAATTTAAGGAGTTTTAAACATGGCTTATCCAACCATTAATTCTCCCTACGGTTTTGAAGCGATTAATCGTTATGATGGTATGCCTTATGCTGGTGCAACATTACAGTATAAGATTAGTGGTTCTTACAACACACCAATCTATAGCGGTTCTTCAGTTAAAATCGTAGCGGGCGGTAACATTGAATTATCTGGCGCAACAACTACTGGTACTATTATCGGTGTTGCAACAGGCTTTCAATATACCAATTCATCAGGTCAGACAGTTCAAGCTCAATACTACCCAGGTACTAGCGTTACTAATGCTATTGCTTACGTAGTGGTTGATGCTTCAGCTTCTTTCAAGGTGACAGTAACAAATTCAGGCGCTCCAACAGTAGTAACAGGTGCTAATGCAACTATCGTTGGTGCTAACGTAGCAGAAATCCAAAACGGTACAGGTTCTACAACAACAGGTAATGCACAATCATCTATTGTTAAACCTGCTGACGGTGCTGGTGCTGCTACAACATTACCATGGAGAGTAGTTGCAGTCGTTCCAGATACAGCATATGTATCAGGTGGCGTAACGCTTTACCCAGAAGTAATTGTAAAAGTCAACAACCCACAGCTAACTGCCCTTACAGGCGTGGCTTACACAGCTTAACTAGGAGAATAAAACATGGCTATTTCACGTGCACAGCTCCTTAAAGAGCTATTACCAGGACTTAATGCGCTATTCGGTTTAGAGTACGCAAGATATGGCGAAGAACATAAAGAAATCTACGAAACAGAGACTTCAGAACGTTCATTCGAAGAAGAAACAAAACTATCAGGTTTCTCAGCAGCACCAGTCAAAAACGAAGGTACTTCTATCGCTTATGACAATGCTCAAGAAGCTTGGACAGCTCGATACAATCATGAAACTATCGCTCTTGGCTTCAGCTTAACTGAAGAAGCTATTGAAGATAACTTATATGATTCTTTATCAGCTCGTTACACAAAAGCTTTAGCGAGAGCTATGGCTTACACAAAACAAGTTAAGGCTGCTGCAGTTATTAATAACGGCTTCAGTTCTTCATACGCTGGTGGTGACGGCAAGGCTTTATTTGCTACTGACCATCCACTTGTTTCAGGCGGTACAAATAGTAACACTCCATCAACAGCAGCTGACTTGAACGAAACTTCATTGGAAAATGCAGTTATTCAAATCGCAGCTTGGACTGATGAGCGTGGTCTATTAATTGCAGCTAAACCTAAAAAACTTATCGTTCCACCAGCATTGCAATTCGTTGCAACTCGCTTGTTAGAAACTGAGTTACGTGTTGGTACAGCTGACAATGATATCAATGCTATTAAGAACAATGGCTCTATCCCAGAAGGTTATACAATTAACCACTTCTTGACAGACGCTAACGGTTGGTACTTAACAACTGACGTTCCTAATGGTATGAAACACTTTGTTCGTACTCCATTAAGCAATTCAATGGACGGTGACTTCGATACAGGTAACGTACGTTATAAATCACGTGAACGTTATTCATTCGGTTGGTCAGATCCGTTAGGTATGTTCGGTTCACCAGGTGCTTAATTAAGCATTTGATGATGGAAAAGGCTCTCTTCGGAGGGCCTTTTTTATTTGTCAGTCAATATAAAAATACTAGCGTTTACAGGCAAAAGTGTTGTAAAATAACCATATCCAGGCACATCCTGGTTTATTAGACTGTCCTGGCAGACGCATAAAAGACTAATGAACCTAACTTTTTATGAAGGAAAAATCATGTCAAGAACTACATTCTCAGGCCCAGTCAAATCAGGCACAAATAGATACACTCCATACAAGAACGTTGGTACAACAGTATTAACACAACAAACAGCATTTACTTTTGATGCAACATTAGTTCAAAGCGTAACATTATATGTTCCAGCAGGATCTAAAATTACTAATATTGTTGTTGATGTTATTACAGCGTATGACTCAGCTACATCAGCTACTTTAACTGTTGGTAAAACTGCAGCTGGTAC